ACCTTAACATCCTTACCAATTCCACTTGACCACCGTACCTCCATATCTCTCTGTCGTTTGTATCTATTGATGGACATTTGTCAGGGTAGATCTCTTCTAGTTTCCTGATAAGCACCTCATCTATTGGAGGCCAGAGTTCTTCATCAATCATGTGGTGGGTTCCCAGAGTGTGACTTTACCTGTGACTTTATTGTACTCACCATGCCTAAGTATTCTTGTTAGTCGTGCTGATTGAAGTGCTGACTTATACGACAGCTTCTTCTTTTCATAAGCACCGACTACCTTATCCCACATATCAGAGACTGATTCACTGTCGCCTAATATTTTTTCAGCAGTAACAGGGCCAACACCAGGAAGACCTTCGATGTTGTCTACCTTGTCACCTGTTAGCGTTTGACATAACCAATTTCTATCTGCCCTCTTTTCAGAAATGATTTCAATCTCTTCATTTCTAAGGAGAGTGCAGGGTACTGACCTCATATCCTTATCACCCGACACAATGATTGGATCTTTGTAGTCACCACTTGTACTAAGTAATGCCATTGCATCGTCAGCTTCTAAGCCAGGATATACAACAGTGTGGTAATACCTCTTGGTTGCATTGATGACATCCCTTAGTGCTAAAGGTTTACGCTTACCTATTCTGTTACCTTTATAAGCTTGATAGACTTCCGTGTGTCTGAAGGTTGGGTAGTCAGTGAAGGTCATGATAATTTTTTTGTTATCATTTGTGATCGCTTGTGCCTGTTCTATTTTCATAGCCATCAGGTCAAGGGCATCACGTTCATCTGACACAAGTACATGTTGGTACTCGTTGAACTTGAAGTCTTCCTCTACTGCGCAACAAGATTGGTAGGCCAGTAGATCACCATCAAAAATAAGAGTCATGTAAAGAAGTTGGATTGTTGTACTAACCTGCCCGACTTGTCATCGTACAGAAGTTTATCTACCTCACCTGTGTTACCACTGAATCTATTCTTGAGGATTCCTAGCTGTAATTCAGAGCGTTCACCTGGATCTCCTTGTTGATTTCTAGTACAGGAAATACATAAATCTGATAGCTGTAAAATTGCACTGCTACCTCTGAGATCAGAAGGTGATACGCTTGCTCCCTCCTCATGTGCCTTACCTTGTGGTCTACGCAAATGAGATACAAGTATTAGTCCTATGCCTGTGGCTTCAACACATTGCCTAAGCCTGGTACATGTAATGTCTAACGCTCTTCTTTCATCTACATCACTAAGTCCAGAGATAACTATGGTTAGGTGATCAAGTATTACTACATCTACTTCTTCTGCTGTAGCTAGATAAGTAATCTGTTCCACGAGTCTGTCAACATCCATCGATCCGAAATGATCGTACAAAAAAAGACGGCCTGATCCTAGGAGGGAGTCAAAGGCCGACTTCAGTTTGGGGATCTCGACAGTCTCATCTAAATGTAAGGGCTTGTTAAGTGCAACCCCCATGATTCCTTGAAGGGTACGTTGCAAGCTTTCTTCAAGTGCTATGTACCCGACTCTTAAATTTTGCGTGAGAAAATGATGGGCTAACTCTCTGCATACCGTACTTTTCCCCGTCCCCGAGCCAGCGCAAAGAGTCACCATCTCACCTTTGCGGAAACCGTAAGTGTAGTTGTTTAGTTTCTCCCACGGATAAGGACATACAGCCTTAGCCCCTGGTTTTATTAGCTCATCCCATAAGGTTGATGCTTCTTTTATCTGATCAGGTCGTGCAGGTTGTGCCTTCCATAGTAGATCCTTTAACTCTGCACCTTTACCAGCAACAAGCATGTCGTTGGCATCTTTATATGGTTCAGGGATACGACAGATAGCAGCCTTGCCAGCAGGTAGTAGTTCAAGTGCAACTTGACTAGCCTTTCGACCAGGTTCATCGTTATCAAAGCAGATCACCACCCATGCAAACTGACTCAGCCACTTAAGATTTGCAGCGATAGCTTTCTTAACTGACTGTGTGCCTGAAGGTATTGATACGACAGGAAATTTATTGCCCTGAATTTGTGAGCAACTACAGCAGTCGACCTCGCCTTCTGACAAAACACAGAAGACATTGGAATCTCTTCCATGATTTTGTCGCCACTTGCTTTGACCCCACATTTGCAGGTCACTTATGCCATCATCAGCTATCCAATTAAACTTCTTGTCTCTGAATCGCAGGTGCTGTGCAGTTGGCAGCCCTTGCTGATCGTTGTAAGTAGCAACGTGTACCTGTTGATCACGATAGAAAGCTTGGGTGTAACTAAAGAAGTTAAGTGTTTCGACAGTGATACCACGCCACTCTTTCTTGAATGGCTGCAAGTTTTTAAGCAGCTTGCTTGTTGACCTAACTACTGGCATTGATTTCTTTTCTATATGTTTCTTTGGTTGAATCTGGTGGTCACATGAGAAGCAGTGAGAATGACCATCATCAAAGAGGATCATTCCCTTGCTTGTCTCGCAGTTAGGGCATGGCCCTCTACTAACTTCTTTGCTTTTGCTCATCACCTTTAATGCGAGTGAGCATGAGATGTAATTCAGCTATCCGTTTCTTGATGTTCTGAACTCTCTCTGTATCAGGAGGGTCATGAGGCTCCCAGTTACCTGGGGATTCTTCTCGGTAGAAGCTGCCCTTTATCCATCTAATCTCTTTGTCCATACCAGTCGGGTGGGATTGTGTTGTTACTCCACTTGAAACCATTGCGAGTTGCCCACTCGCCGTATGTCATGGAGTTTTTTCTTTTAGTTAGCTTGACTGCTGCGTTCTGAAAGCACAGTCGTATATCTAGATTGGGATGTTGCGTCTTAACCGCAACCATCTTTCGTCTATCTTCCTTGGAGAAGTGGCCTTTGGTTTCGACAACGACACCATTTTTGAGTACAAAATCTGGGCAATATTGGGAGTGGATTTCGTAGGGTAATAGTACGGATTCATACGAGAATGAAACATTTTTTTTAAGTAGGCTAGCGGCTATTCGTGCCTCGAACTTACTCCTGTAATTAGAAGTCAAACTCATCCCCTGGGGTTGGGGTTGCTGCCTTCTTTTCACCTGTGAATCCCCAACTCTCCACTGACTGTCCCTTGCCAAAGGGTTTGAAGTTCTTGATGTTGATAGCAGCAGGTGTAAGTCTTATCCCAGTACCAACTCCCATGTGGTATTGACTGACATAGATTCCTACTTGTGCTGTAGTTCCTGGTCCTATCTTGTCGTACTTCTGCTTCTGGTCATCGTTCAGTGGTGTTGGATAGCTATCTCTATCAAACATAATTGGTGCAGGTTTCTTCCTGCCATCTGGTCCTTCAGTCTTCTTGTTTGTCTTGAGAATGAAGGCATTATCTAAGCCAAGGTCAGGGTATTCTCCCCACTTCCAAGGTAGATCATTGAACTTGTAATCATCTTTTGTTTTCTCTGGGAAGGCAGCCTTTAACTTATCAGTGAAGGCTTTCCAATAAGCATCCAGAGTTTTCTCTATATCAAGTGCATACTCTGCTGGAATAATTACATCAGTCTTCCATCTTGCAGGAGGATACTTATCATCTGGAGTAACAAGCCATGAGTAAGAGAGCATTGACTGCTCTGGTGTCATGATCTGTATCGGTTTGAGGTCAATGAAATTTTCTTGTGAGGCCATTTAAGTAATGAAGTAACTAGAAGTACGTGTGAGTGTTGGATCTAATGAACCCAACTGGGGTTCAGTTGGTAGATCCTCCTTTTGTGTCGGGGTGAGTTGTGATTTCAGCCCGTCCTTTACCTTAGCAAGCCAATCTTCCTTATACATCTCAGCAAAGGATTCTCTTGCAGCATTTCTTAACGCACTCATCTCACTTGGAGTTGTTAAGAAACAGTCATGTATTCCTCCTATATTAATAACATTTTTCTTGGTAGCTTTGATGGTAGTAGCACACATATGAGCAGCATCAAATGAGTGCAGGATATTAGCACTTAATCCATTCCCCATCTTAGTAGTATTCAGTGTGGGACAGTCATCTTGTACCCTAATGTCTAAGTGAATGTCCGACAAATACTTAAGTCTTATCCTTGTATTCTTTGTACTATTATATTGCTGATGTGCTGTTAATCCTGATGGTGTAGTCCATGTAAGTGGTGTATCATTCTTACCTGCTCTTGTACCTATAGCTTTAAACCATACCATCGCTTGAACTGCTGGTTGTATCAAAGCACTCGCCTCTTTGTGTAATATCTTCGCCATGTAATGAATCGTTTGCATCGATCCATCCTTTGTTAACCAACTTGTATTGCCATATAAATTCTTAGCTCTCTTAATTCCCCATTGATGAGCAAAGGTATAGAAGGATGCGTATGTTGCACTATAAGGAAGACACATCACAGGATTCTTAGCCAGTGTCCTATCTGTTTGAAGCATTAACCATTTTCTTGAGTGTTCATTGTTGTCTTGTCGTAGTTGTTCATTAACTCTCGTCATCACACTCGTATATATATCTTGTGGCTTATCTGTATTAATTAGATTCACTTGTTCACCCATACTTTTAGATCTAAGCAACGCTGAATAATGCTGTATCCCTGAGCAAGTGCAGTCCAGCATCACAGGCTGACGACATTTATATGTTGGTCCTTCCTTCTTCCACTCGTAATAGGTACGACAGAAAGATAAGAAAGACCAGGGCTTATCTGCTCTCATCCAGAATTGAGAGTTAGTCCACGGGTCATTACCTGCTCCCATGATTAGTTGTTCATGTTCAAAGACCCAATCGATTCTTGTTTGGAAGTCACTCTTAAGACCATATAAATTTGCACCATGTATGCGTAACCAATTCGCCTGTTCTTCTGTCTGTATATATGTGTAGTAACTGAACTCAAGCAGCGACCTGGCTACGTCATTACCTTGTGGATTTAGATACGGTGGTCGATAGTAAAGACGACCCCTCCAATCACAGCTAAGAGGATAGAAAATTTCAGGTGTGTCCCTGAATTTCCTTGCAGTATTAAGCAAGATTGCATTAGCTAACCTTGTGCTTTTAGTTTTTTCATTTCTTATATGTATGCTTCTTGCTGTCTTCTTCCATTTAATTATGTCGGGGTGATCTTCTTCTAGGTGCTTAGGATATGGAGGCACAGGCCATCCACTAATAGGAAGCAAGCAACCAACAACTAGGTTCTGATCGTAAGCATGTAGTACCTGGTCAAGCATCCATGTCTTAAGTCTCCAAGCAACAGCACTCTGTATATTTGCTGCCTCTATATAAGTTTCATCTCCCTTGCAATGACTAGCTATTAGATCGTTATTAGTTTTAAATAGTGGGTTGGGTATGCGATCATTATAGTAACCACCATAGCAAGACTTATCATATTTTTTAGGAGGGATAATCGTTGGTAGATAGTGAGGTGTTAGTACTTCTTGTCTGTGTTGTACGTCAGCTATCCACTTCAGACATTCTTCAGTTGGTTCAACAACCCTTCTCTTTTTACGTGGTTGATCACATCTAATTATCTTTAAGAACCCTGTCTCTTTAGCTGCGATCTCAACTAATAAATTACCGCAACACATCTTATCTTTATTCGACCAGAGTTCAGTGCTATCCATCCTCTTTAAGTTCTCTATTTTATGTCGCTTCCTTTGTCTACTCTTGTTATATCTAGCCAATTCTTTTTTATTTAACTTGTTAAGCATCGCTTCAATCCATAACCTATCAG